CTGCGTCGACGGTTGCACTGCCGCCAGTCTCTGGCATCGCGGCCCTGCAGGCCGGTGCCGCGCCGCCTTCCCCCGTGGATGCCGCGCGTCTGCAACCGGCCTCTCACGCGCGTCCGGAAAGCGCGTGGGACGCGGTGCGCGCCCGGCTCGCCTGGCAGAACGTGTTGCCGTCGACAGCCGCGTTTCTGTTCGGCGATATCGAATCGGTGCGGGTAAGTCCGCGGACGCACGCGTTGCCGATCGCGGCGCGCGCGATCGCCGTGCGCATCGAGGGCGCGGAACGCGCCGTGCGCATCGCCGCACGTTCGATCGATGCGCGGATTCGCGGCCGGCGCGACACGCGGGAAAGCTGATGGCGCAATCGTTCGAAAAACGGTCGTGGGACGCGCGGCCGTTTGACTTTCGCATGGCGCTGGCGCTGTCCGCCGGCGAGACCATCGCATCCGGAACGGTGGTCGCGGATCCGTCGGGAGGCGCCGCGCCGTTGGTCTTCGGCTCCCCGGTCGTCAACGGGGCGGCGATCAAGTATGCGGACGGCGTCACGGAGCCGATCGGCACGGTCCTGCAGGTGCCCATCAGTGGCGGATCGACGATGCCGGACGGTTCCGCGCGCCGCTACACGGTGCGCGCGCGCTGCCTGACGAGCGCCGGCAACAACGTCGAGGGCACGGCGATCCTCATCTTGAATGACAAGGCTTGATATGCGCGGAACGCACCTGATTGCGGAAATCCTCTCGACGCCGTGGGCGTTGATGCCCGAGCGCATGGCCGCCTTCGCCGGCGTGATTGCGCGCTGGCAGGCGCGTGTGCAGACGTCTGCAGATGTCGTCACGGCCGTCGACAGCGATCGCGACGTGCGCGCGGCGCGCCGCGACACCACGATGCGCGCGGGCGGGGGCGCGATCGCGGTGCTGCCGCTCTATGGCGTCGTCACGCAGCGCGGCAACATGGTCGATGCGATCAGCGGCGGCGGCTCGGCGAGCACCGAGCAATTCACGCAGGCGCTGCGCCAAGCGCTTGCCGATGACACGGTCGGGCAGATCCTGATCGATATCGATTCGCCAGGCGGTTCGGTCTACGGTGTTGGCGAGCTTGCCGGCGAGATCTACCAAGCGCGCTCGAGCAAGCCGGTGGTCGCGATCGCCAATAGCCTGGCGGCCTCGGCGGCCTACTGGATCGGCGCGGCAGCATCGGAGCTCTATGTGACGCCGGGCGGCGAGGTCGGCTCGATCGGCGTCTGGATGGCGCATGACGACATTTCGCAGGCAATGGAAATGGCCGGCGTCAAGACCACGCTGGTGAGCGCCGGAAAGTACAAGACCGAAGGCAATCCCTACGCCCCGCTGGATGATGAAGCGCGTGGCTATCTGCAGTCGCGCGTCGACGACTATTACCAGGCGTTCACCAAGGGCGTCGCCAAGGGCCGCGCCGTGCCGATCGAGCAGGCGCGCAACGGCATGGGGCAAGGGCGCGTGCTCGGGGCCGATGCGGCGCTGGCCGAGAAGATGGTCGACGGGATCGCGACGTTCGACGATGTCGTCGCCAAGATGCGGCGCAATGCCAAGCAGGCCAAAGGGCCGTCCAACCTGGCGGCGGCGCAGAACACATTGAGGATTTTGGGCTAGGCACCGGCCCGAAGGCTCGCGGCGGGCGCCGCGCGGCCGTTCCGGCCAACGGCCGCACGGTGCATCTTATTCAACCACTGAAAGGATGACGAAATGTCCAAGGCTCTCCGCGCGCTGCAGGCGCGCAAGGCGCAGCACCTGAAGGACGCGCGGGCGATCACCGACCTGGCCGCGAAAGAAGGGCGCGATCTGACCGATGACGAAAAGGCGCAATTCGAGGCGCATGCCGCGTCGATCGAGGCCGTCAATGCGGCAATCACGCGCGAGCAAACGCTGATCGCCGAAGAGGCGCAGATGGGCATCGAGGTGCCGGCGTCGGCGACGATCGTGGTCGAGGACAACCGCGAAGCCGATCCGCGGCGCGGCTTCCGATCGTTCGGCGAATTCGCGCAGGCAGTGCGCGCGGCCGCAAATCAGGGCCATCGCAGCCTGGACGAGCGCCTGAGGATCGGCGCGGTCGCGCCGACCACCTTCGGCAATGAGGCGGCCGGCGACGATGGCGGCTTCCTCGTGCCGCCCGATTTCGCGCGCGAGATCTGGCGCCTGTCCGACATGCTGTCGGAAGGGGCGCTGGTCCCGCTGACGGACAACACCGAGATCGGCGGCAACTCGATGGTGTTCCCGAAGGACGAGACGACGCCCTGGGGCACGGACGGCATCCGCGCCTACTGGCAGGCGGAAGCCTCGTTGGCCAACCAGACGAAGCCGAAATTCGGCGCCAGCATCATGCGGCTCTACAAGCTGATGGCGCTGGTCCCGGTGACCGACGAGCTGCTCGATGACGCAAGCGCGCTCACGTCCTACCTGCCGACCAAAACCGCGGATTCGATCCGCTGGAAGACGAACGAGGCCATCCTCTTCGGCACCGGCGCGGGGCAGCCGCAAGGCGCGTTCGCCGGCAACGTGACGGTGACGGTCGCGAAGGAAACCGGGCAGGCGACGCTGACGCTTCTGCCGGCGAACCTTTTCAAGATGATCGCGCGCCTGCCGCCGGGCTCGATGAGCCGCGCCGTCTGGCTCATGGGACCGGATACGCTGCCTGCGCTATTCGGCCTGACGCTCGGTAGCTACCCGATCTATCTGCCGGCCGGCGCTTCGACCGGCGGCATGCAGCCGTCGCCCTATGGGATGCTGCTTGGCCGCCCGATCGTCATCTCCCAGCACGCTGCCGCTTTCTCGGCACAGGGCGACGTGCTGCTGGCCGACCTGAAGTTCTATCGCACGATCACCAAGGTCGGCGGCGTTCAGACGGCGACTTCGATGCATCTGTATTTCGATGCCGATGCGGCGGCGTTTCGCACGACCTACCGCATCGATGGGCAACCGTCGATCGCGACGCCGATCGCGCAAGCCAAGGGCACCAATACCCTGTCGCCCTTCGTGCAACTGGCCGCGCGCTGATCTTCCGCCATCACGCCGCGCCATGTGGCGCGGCGCATCTTCTTCGCGAAAGGATTGAGACATGTATACGAATCAACGACCGAGCGACGGCGTCGCGATCGTCACCACCATCGATGCGATCTCGCAGGGCGCCGGCGCGGCGAATTCGGCCTGGGTTTCGGCTGCGAATTGGTCTGCCTTCATGGCGGTGATCGACGTCGGCGTCTTCGGCGGCTCGGCAACGGTCGATTTCAAGGTTCAGCAGGCGCAGGACAACGCCGGGACGGGCGCCAAGGACATCACTGGAAAATCGATCACGCAGCTGGTCGCTGCCGGCGGCAACAACCGCCAGGCGATCATCAATTTCCGCGATACCGACACGGACGCGAACAACGGCTTCGGCTACGTGCGCATGGTGGCGACCGTCGGCACCGCCGCGACCCAGATCGCCGCCATGCTGTATGGATTCTACGGACGCTTCGAAAAGCCGGTCGATTCCGCCGCGAATCCGTCCTACAACTTCGGCGCTGCGACAGTCGCGCAGATCGTCTAATCCATGCCCCTGCAGGCTGTCCTTCCGGCGCTCGTTGCGCCGATGTCGCTCGCCGAGGCAAAGAATCACCTGCGTCTCGACGTCGACATGACCGACGACGACGCGCTCGTCGCCGGGCACCTGGGCGCCGTGACCGATTTCGCGGTCACGGCAACCCAGCTGCAGCTGGTCGCGGCGCGTTACCGTTGGGTCCAGGACGCCTTTCCTGGGCCGAGCGAATTCGGCGTTCCCTACGGGGTCGCCTATTCGCTGCCGGGCCATGCCATCTATCTCCCGCTGGCGCCGGTGCTTCAAGTCGTATCGATCACCTATACCGCGCCGGACGGCTCGACGCAGACGATGCCGCCGGTGAACTACATCGCCGAACTGACCTCGCGCCCGGCGCGTATCACGCCGGTGTTCGGGCAGATCTGGCCAATCACACTGCCGCAGATCGGCGCGGTGCAGGTGACGTTCGACGCCGGTCTCGCGTCGCCGGTCACGATCGCAAGCGGGACGCCGGGAACCGTTGCGCCGGCGTTGTGGCCTGCGCTGGCCGTCGGGGCCGCGGTGCAGATTTCGAACAGCGGTGGCGCGTTGCCGGCGCCGCTATCGGCGACCCAGATCTACTACGTGCAATCGGTCGTCAGCGCGGGTGTCTACGCTTTGGCGACGAGCGTCGGCGGTGCGGCGATCGCCATCACCGATGCCGGGAGCGGGCAAAACTACATCGGGGCGGTTCCCGAAGGCCTGAAGGCCTGGATGAAGATGCGTCTGGGCGCGCTCTATGAGAACCGCGAAGAGGCGCTGATCGCCAATCGCGGCCACCTCGAGGAAATGCCTTTCCTCGATTCGATGCTCGATCCGTACCGCATGGCCTATTACTGATGCAGGCCGGCAAGCTTCGCAAGCGCATGACGATCCAGCAGCGCGACATGACCGTCAATTCGGCCGGCGCGCAGGCGACGAGCTGGGCGGATGTCTTCACGGCATGGGTCGAGATCACGCCGACGACCGGGGCCGAGCTCTTCTATGCCGGCGCCGAACAGGGAAAGGTGACCCACACGATCGTGATGCGCTTTCGCGCCGAGCTCGCCAACCCGCTGACGGTCGCAGCCTACCGCGGCGTTTATAAGGGGCGCTATTTCAATTTCGCCGCGTCGGTCAACGAGGATGAGCGCAATCGCCAGATCATGATCGCGGCGACCGAGGGGCTTGCCGTTGGCTGATGGGGTGCATGTAACGGGCGTCGGAGAGCTCAAGCAGCTGCTGCAGCTGCTGCCGAAGAACGTCGCCAAGAACGTCCTGCGCGGCGCGGTGAATGCCGGGGCGACCGTCATCCGGAAGGAGATCGTGGCGCGCGCGCCGCGCGACACCGGGACGCTGAAGCGCGCGGTGTTCCAGAAGCAGATTCGCGAGCTGTCGAGTGAGACGAACCAGGTCTTCTACGTCGGCGTGCGCAAAGGCAAGAAATATCAAGCGGTCAAGCGCGGCAAGAAGACGGTCGACCAGGATGCGTTCTATGCATCCTGGGTCGAATACGGCCATATGGCGGCCAACGGCGTGCAAGTGCCGGCGCACCCGTTTGTGCGGCCAGCGTATGAGGCGACCAAGGATCAGGCGATGCAGACGATCCGCGACTATCTGGCCGAGCATCTGGCCCGCTTCGAGATCCCCCGCTTCATCCGCATCTCCGCCGAGCCGCTGCCGCGCACGGCCTCCGGCAAGATCCTCAAGCGCCAGCTGCGGGACGAGGCGGCGGCGGCGGCGGGGTAGCCCTATCCCCTGCCCTCGACCAGGGACCAGGCCTTGGCGGCGTGCTTGCGCACGCTGGGCAGGGCGATGGCGTAGTGTTCGGACGAGGCGTTGCCGTCCAGGCCGCGCTTGTAGACGCCCTGGTTGATGGCGGCGATGCGGAACAGGATGAACACCTTGTAGAAGGTCCAGTCGGCCACCGGCGGGCGGCCGCTG